CACTTAGGCTTACCTATGTTAGACATACGTAATCTGAACTCGTCACGAGGCCCACTAGAAAACTGCTTTAGCATAGCTGCTTTGACATCAGAGGCGACTTTATCAATCACCTCCTCTGCCATTGCAACTTCACCCGCCATAGCTTTCTGCAAGTACGTGTAGACAGATAACTCTGCAGGGTGATTCATTAGAACACCTCTCCTTCAATAGTGTTATCTTCACAGTTCTCATTATACTTTTCCAAGATCATATTATTTACGTAGTCAATATAGTCTTGAAAGTTTTGAATGTTCTCCTTATCAGTAGGCTGAATGTCAACCTTTGATCCCGGGGATGCAACTATAACACCATAGTCAGGCCCGTTAGGAATAGACTGACTATCACCTGTTAAATTAATCTCCTGAGTGAGAACTTCTATAGGACGCTTTCTAGCTAACACTGAATCAATAGACTTTAGACTGTCTCGATTCTTAACATCCATAATAAATGGAATGTCTTGAATAGAGTCTACAGGGTTACCTTCTTCATCCACTGGTGAATCTACAGATAAATGACCCATAAGAATCTTAACCCTTTTGACAGACTTCATATGCTCTTTCATAGCATCAGACAAGCTGTCATAATCCTCTACAAAACCACCAGAAGGACGCCCAATATTGTAGCTACCAATGTTATCCTTTAAGTCACCCTTCAAGCTTGGTGCCATAACTGACTTCTCAAACTGTTCTGTGTTATTATTCCACCGTACCCATTGCATACGAATAGCCATAATGCGAATAGTAATTTGTTGTGCGTACACAACATCATCACCCTGTGTAATTTGATATGTCCCAACAGGTAGGATCTCTGCTTTTATTTGTTTACCACCTACATCCTGCATACCCATAATAGCTTTATGGATCTGAGTAACCCTAGTTATATTTGGCGTAGTAGATTGATCTGTAGTAGCCGGGATAATACCCATCATTGCTTCAAGATCGTCACCAAAAGTTGCTAATTCCGTATTCATACTTATGCCCTTTCTGAGCGTTAAAAAGAAACTTAGTTATAGCTTATTAGATAAGCAGTGTCAAGTAAATTAGTGTATGTCTGCATAAGTTTTTCCAAACTGTGCATCAACACCAAGATCAACATTTAGTCGTAACTGTCTGTTAACCTCTTCTATAGAGTAGTTCATATTCATTGCTGTTTCTATCTGATTTCCTTCTTTTACAAGCGCTATGATTTCATCGTGAAACTGGCCTACAGTCTTAACGCCCTTGTCACGACATTTCTTAACCCAAACATCGAAGCAGTAAACTCCAGTGCTTTGGTTTAGTGTAGAGAAACGATCCTTCTCGCTGCGTAAGCTGTGCCAAAACTTTGATACGGGGTTCTGAACCCACATACCTCCAAACAGTTCACGCTTACGTAGTGTAGATGCCACCTTCTGTACTGACCAGTTACGTGACCAGAATGCATCTAGTAGCTTCTGAGCTTCCTTCTTTGTCATACCTGTCTCACGAGCCAATTTAGCGGCTCCTACGCCATAGGTAGCTGAGTAATTAACTACCTTGTAGTTCTTGCGTAGATCTTTAAGAGACTTCTCACCTGAGTTATGTTTGTCAATATCCTCTTGGCTTATTATCCCGGCGTGTTTAGCTAGGTCAAGGTGAGGATCAAAACCACTCTTAGACATCTCCGCTACATAATCTGGATCAAGAGGTTTCATATAATGACGCTTAGTAGTATCCTCTAAGCTAGTCATATCAGCGCCACACAGAACATAACCCTCTGGTGCAGTAAGTAGGCCACGTATCTCTTTACCGTAGGGCTTCTCTACTGAGGGAAGATTAACTAGAGGCTTTGCGTGTTTGAATCGCAAAGTGTTTGTCATTCCAGCAATCGTAGCCTGTACATAACCATCAGACTCACATTCTATAATACCTTTCAGTACAGCAATACGATGGCTAAGGACAGACAGTCCATCTAGGATAGCGACTGCAGGATCTTCAGAGATAAGTTTAGTTACAGAGGGGCAAAGCTCTCCATCCTTACGTACCTGTGGAACCTGACGCTCAACACCGTCTGGCCCTCGTACAAACTTAAATGTGCGAGGAACCCAGCCAATAGAGTAGAGCCATTCTTTCACTTGCTCTGGAGAGTTGGGGTTACCCTGACGCTCACCCGTCTTAACAACAAAAGATTGAACACTGTCTGGCTGTTTGTATTGCTTACGTAGTTCTTCAAACTTCTCACCGTGAGCAGACAGTTCACCATCCTTCTTGTACATAACCTTTGGACGTTGCTGTACCTTAGTCAAGATTTGCTTTGGCATAGCCTCTGCAAGCTCAACTATCTTTAAATCTTTCTCAGCCTCCCACACATACAGATAGCCTTTAGCAGTTTCGATATCAACCTTCCACTTCAAGGCTTCTTGCTCCGCTGCGCATTCCATCTTGAATGAGAGGTACTTGATAAACTGCCACTTATCTTGATCATTAGGGTACAGTTTTGAGAGCTTGATATCTAAGTCACGCCATAAACGAGAGTTAATCTTAACATCCTCTTTACACCTGTGAGCATAATCTTCTTGAGTTAAGTTTACCCAGTCTGTAACCTCTGGTTTCTTTACATTATAATATTCTCCATAAGTCTCCAAACCGTGCTTTGGTTTAGTATGATTAACGTACCAAGACAGTGCTAAGGTATCTACCAACTTAGCATTAATCTTTATACCTAAAATTTTCTCAGCCACAGGTATATCAAACCTGATAATGTTGTGACCTATAAGTGTTTTAGATTCCTCGAAGAATTTACGCATATCATCATAGTCGTGAGTACTCTGAATCTTTCCATAGTCATCTTCCCAAGATAGTACGTGTATTTTTGTGGCGTCTAAGCCATCAGTTTCAATATCAAAAACTGGCATTACTTTTCCTTTGTCATATATTTATATAATTTCATTATTGTTTCGGGGCTATCTTTTAAATGCCCATTAGCTAGATTGCAACTGGTACATAACCAACCTCTAAACTTATAAGTAGTGTGGCAGTGATCAGTTACAAGACCTGTCACACCATTAGGTGGCTTACCACAGGACTCACATAGATCAGGTGGTGGGCCTAAAGTTTTCTTTAAACTATTTGCCACCTTTGTATGACGTTTAATACAAGACTTACATTCGTTTCTGTGGCTCTTTGATCCATCTTTTCTGTAATACTGAGCGCTAAACTCTTCTAAAGGTTTTTTTACACCACAGTCCTGACATATCTGCCCAGACCCTTCATAAGACTCTTCAACCTTTTTAAACTGTATCGGAAGATCTTCCCACAAAGGTTTCTGCATTATATAACCTCTCTAAGGGTAAACGTTTCTGTATTGAACCGCATCATACCAGCAAAGCCTTCTTCTGAGCAGGGTCTATTCTTCTGCACAGATATGTGTGTAGTGTTACGTTCATCGAAGTCAGCAGCTTCCTTGTCACGACTAAGATCAATAATAACAGAGGCACGTTGACCAATCATTTTACAGTATTTAGGGTCACCATTATCATTAGTGTGAGCAATAGTAACAATACCTACGTTCAACTCAGCGGATAACTTAGATAGTCGTACCGATAGATCAGCTAACATCTGCTCCTTACCTTCCTCAGATGAACCAGAAACGACATCTTGAATAGGTTCAAAGAAGACAAACTTACAGCCACACGCCTGACTAAAATAGCGTATCTGGTCACACAATGCATCAGCACCCTGACCATCACTTAAGTAGAACTGATAGAATAGTTCATCCTTAGTTATGCGCTCAATAGCATCCATCACCGCTTCATCAGCATTCTTCTCAGCAATCAGATCCCGGCGTGTCAAGTTATCGTTTAGCTCATAAGACACAAGCCCAAGTAGTGATCTTAGCTTAGTCTCTTCTAAGTGCCACGCTGCGAAGGGAACCTTATGCTGTAACATATTGTACTCCAAGAACCGCATTATTTCTGTCTTACCAATACCAGTCGGAGCCTTGATAACTGTAAAGTGACCTTGCATTAAGCCAAGGATCTTATCGTCTAGTGCTTGAATACCTGTAGGAATATACTGATGCTCTG